CGCACCGGGGTCACATTGCAAAATCGTAATTGTCTTATTATTAGATAGTTGCGATTTTCTGTTTTATGCCGTTGCACAACATTCGCACAACATCTAGGTATGTGGAGAGATTTATTAATAAAATAAAAGCCCGTTTTTTAGACGGGCTATTATTGGTATTACATGTTCTTTTTAACAAGATCAACATATCCGGGGAAGTCTCCGGGATTATTATAAAGTTTCTTTGGATCATTCGTCATCTGAATTATTTCCCAGTTTGGCGAAATATATATAAGGTACTCGTCCAAGATTACAGCTCCTAATTTATTCTTACCTCTAAATTTATACTTGTATAAATAGGCTACATCTTCATTGACTTTATCGCCCATCGCATTTTGAATAGAATCTATTCCAATAAGTATTATACTATCTTTAGTTATTGAAGAAGAATAATCTAATCCATAATTGGATGCCCCTTTATTGTTTTCAATGCTTTTTTGGAAGTATTCTTTTCGATAGTTGATATTATCAATATACTTTATAGTATCAATGGCTTCCGCAGAAACAAACTCATAGCTAGACCAATCATTCATTTCTGTTTTCAGTTTGGCTTCTACTACTTCTCTTACTTTTTTCTCGTTTTGATTACCTGATCCCCCACATGAACAAAGTGCAGTGATTGCACATACTAATAAAATGATCTTTTTCATAAGCTAGTTTTTTAATTATCCGATTTTGTTTGATTGTGTGAATTTAAATACTCTACTGCCTTTTGGTACTTTTCATTAAATTCATTCATCTTTTTATTATATCTCACTGTGTCTTTAAATAATTCAAAGTCTTCTTTAATATGTGCTTTCTCTGTTTCTGCATTTTCTATAATATCTTTATAATACTCTATGTTCTGTTGTTCAACGACAGAGCGCCATAAGAATATAGGGACCAGTAAAAACAATGAGAGTAAAATGTATAATATGCCTGCTTTTATTAGTGATTTTCGCTCGGAAGGATTACAAGGTACTTTTATTCTTATATCCTGTTTTACATGTCCGTTCAGCCTGCGACCATCTTTATATCTTTTATCTGGTACAAATTGTGCAACTAAAACAGATTTCTTCATGAATACTGTTTTTTGAAAAAACTTCATGATACCAAATATTAATATAATAATAGAAGGTACTACTAAAATAGCAAAAAATAAAGAAACAATATAGAGTGCTATTTTAATACCAGCGTTATATCTAAATAAAGATACTTTAAACCCTTCTGCTTCTGCTCTTAATCTTAATTCTTCAGGGGAGATAACCTCATTGGTTGATTCATCGAAAAATTGGTTATGTGTATTTTTACCGATACCTCTTATTGGGGTACTATGTGCATTCCCATAAATAGAGTTACTTATCACTTTCCCTCCATCTCGTCCCACTTGATTCACAGCAGACCGTATAAACCCTTTTGCTAAATCTTCAGTAAAATTTCCCATTAAATTTATTGCTATTTTTTATGTTGCCAACAGTAGATGCTTCCTTTTTCTGCATTACGTTTACATTGGTCTCCATCTTTAGTTATTGCCTGACATCTTTGGTTGTCGTCTTCATCACTACATGCTTGCAAAAATGTTGGTAATAAAAAGATTGAAATTAATAGCAGTGCCTTTTTCATAATCTTGTGTTTTAATTAATTTAATATTCGATTGTTATTCTTATTTTTATCTTCTTCTAGGTCTAACTGATTCTATAACATTGAAAATCTGTTTTACATCGCACAAATCAATAACTCGATCAGGGTACATATCATTTAATGAATGAATAGTAATAGTGTGATTTTCCACATCATGATCTATAATGCGCTTAACTATGATTCCATCGGTGTGCACTATAACGAAATCCCATTTGCGAAGATGTAATTTGGAAGTTGCCCAAAGGTATGGAGCGATTTCACGACAGTAAAGTCTATCGCCTTCTAGATAGCTTTCTTCGGTTCCATTATTCATACTATCTCCTTTGACCTCAAAGGCTATATAATTTCCATGTCCTTCTTTATCTACTATAAATGGTATTTTAGGTAATTGCTCCATGTAAGATGCGTCTGTGTATCCATCTAAATAACCCGCATAAGCGAATTGATTAACTAACGGGATATAAACCACGTCTTGTTGGATGGGCGTAGCTTCATTATATTGGGGTGTATTATTGGTAGTTTTGAGCATTTCGCCTTCTCCTGTGGTTAACCATAAGGTATTCAACTCAGGAAAAGCTTGGCTGATTTTATTAAGTGATTTTGAACTAATGCCATCACCTAATACATTCACGAAGCCTCTTGACAAGCCAGCTGCTTCGGCAAATTTTATTTGCCCTATACCTTTATAGGTTAGAAATTCTGTAAGCCTCTCTTTTATTACACTCATTATATATACATAAATTATTATGTGATTTATCCGGCGTTTAATTGAAAATAAAAGTTAAATACATAAATTATTATGTAGATTTCTTGTTCTACATAAAATATTATGTATCTTTGCAACATCAAACAACATCCAACACTGCAAAGGTGCGAAGTTTGAGTGAGAAAACCAAATATTTTACATAACTAAAAATAGGTAAGACAATGAGAAATAGAGATTATGAACTAGTAAAAGACGGCAAATATAATATGAAAGCCATCATGCAGAGAGCTTGGGTATATGTACGCCAGTATGGTTATTCTCTTAAATCTGCCTTGCGTATTTCTTGGGTGGACGCTCGCTTAAAGATGGATGAATATGTAGAATCATTGAAGCCGAAAGCCATTGAGTCTAAACAGGGTAATGTGTTGAAAGCGTTTTTCGCCGATAAGTATGCTAACTACGATAGTTCTTGGAGATAATGAGTGAAGAAAAAATAAACGAAAACTTAGTTTTCCTTCGGAAATACACGGACGATCTGAAAGAACGAGATGAATATACAGTTCAGATGCTGGCTGGAAGCAAAGAAACGAAAGAAGAAATTATCAGTAACCTTCTTCGAATAATAAAAGATTACGAGGCTCTGTTAGGTTAGAACCTACGAAAGAAGCGAGCAAAACGCTTTCAGGGTACATTGATTAGTTCTTTGACATATTGGATCATACGAAAAGAAATTCAACCGTAGCAGGAATGCCGTGATCGGTTGAAGGTTCGAATTAGTTACATATATCACTTGGAAGTCCGAAAAGTCTTTATCAGTAAGCATATAGCAGGTTAGGCGAGCTATAACGCTATCTAAGTGATTCAACATACAGCCCGTCACGTCTCGATACGTGGGAGAATCCGTAAAAGGTATCGCGGGCACTAACTAACTTTAAAAGTATAATAAGGAGGTAAATCATGCATTATAAGAATAGTGAGATTATTGTTAGCGTGGCGGTTTGTCATAGGGGGACCCATAATATTATTGAGGAATGTGCAACGATGAAGGAAGCTCGTAAATTCTCAAAGGAGAATGGATATAACGAAGCTGATTATTGGTATTTGGCAGCTGAAGTAATAAATAAGGATGGGGATACTAACCCTGCCGTTTGGAATAAGGAGAGAGGAGAGGCAATTAAAAGACTGAAGAAGTTGTTGTAGTTACTAAACAATACTAATACATCTGTCGAGATGTATTGAGTTGTTTTGTCGTGTTTTATTTTGTGTTTGTGTTGTAGGGTGTGCCGTTCGTGAGAATAGCGCACCTTTTTAATTGGATAAGTGGCGGAATTGGTAACGCTTAGTAGAGTAAGATTGTAAGCCAGACATTCTGTAACCATTCAGTGAGGCTCTTGAATTTACATTCCCGGTTCGAATCCGGGCTTATCCACTAATAATAATCAAATAATTAATCTTATGGCAAAAGAAGTGAAAAAAATAACTGGTGATTGGACAAAATCAATCAGTGAAATGAAGCTAAATGAAGTAGTAGAATTTCCGATATCTGCTTATGATGGAATAATGAGTACAATTCGATATCGTGTTAGACGCAGATTTGGAATTATAATCAAGAGAGAAGGAGAGTTGGACTATAAAAAGGGAGTTTTTAGAGCTAAACGTATTTCGTGATGGAAACTCTGACTCAATGTGAGTATCAAGTAGCTAATGAAGTCGCAAAAGGACAAACCCCAGATGAAATTGCCGATTTGCTCAAAAAGTCAGTTTGGACCATAAAGGCACAGATTAGGGATATTCATAAGAAGTTAGGCATTAACAATAACGTAGAGCTTACTTTATTCCTGCTATGTGATAGGACTAAAAGAAACTTTGATTTGAAGGAGATTAGGAAGCACGGTATTGAGTTATTCTTCTCTGTTTGGTTCTTTATACTTGCTATTACGCCGAATTATCAAATGGACATGAGACGTTGTAATATTCGTCCTGCTGCAAAAACAGCTCTACGTATAATGAGAACTAAAATGGACGGTGATTTAATGCTTGCCGCTTAGTATTAATTTAAAAATAATGTTCTATGAAAACTATTCATAAAATTCAAAATGCTATTGCTGTCATTGCTCTTGCTATGGTGACCCACCTAGCATTGCAAATCGAAATGACTAGAAACGAAACAATATCATGTATTATAATGCTATTGTTAACTGTGTTCATGCTTTTAGAGAGAAGTTCAAAAGAGGTGCATCAAAAAGAATAGGGGGATAGATATGAGTATTCAAGAGATCATGAGTCTTGGGGGGAGTAAGATATCGGCTAATGTGAATTTTGAAGATTTAAAAGCATTCGCAGATTATCTCATTCAAAAAACAAAAGAAGAAGTTGAAGAATCTATTTTGGCTAAGAAAAAAGAGACTTTCGTAAAGCCCAAAGATGCTTGTAAACAGTTACAGGTTGATCGGTCAACTTTGTGGAGATGGGCTAAGACAGGTTATTTAATTCCCGCAGAAGTCGGTGGAAAAAGACTATATAAACAATCTGAAATAGATATTATATTACGCAAATAATTTATTGTTTAATTCTAATCATGGAGTAAGGGACTCCGTGCGGTATCCAGTCCGCTATTTAAGTTTTGAATTATCCCGGTGTCCGTTGGTTCGGTATCCGGGAACTATTTTATTAACTACTTTAATTATAACGAATATGGACGATTATAATTTAGAACTTTATGATAGGATTAGAGATGTTCCTGAAAATGCGACTAAGCCGATTGCTGCAGGTCGTCTAAAAGGAAAAACGGATATCAATCCCATGTGGAGAATTAAAACTCTGACAGAACAATTTGGACCTTGTGGATTTGGGTGGCGTTACGAAATTATTAAGATGTGGAATGAGCAAGGGGCAAATGGTGAAATTGCAAGTTTTGTGCATATTAATCTTTTTGTGAAATATAAAGGCGAATGGAGTGAAGGGATACAAGGTATTGGAGGGGCTTCTTTTGTATCTAATGAAAAGAATGGTGCTTACACTTCAGATGAATGCTATAAAATGGCTTTAACAGATGCTATATCGGTTTCTTGTAAGGCTCTTGGGATGGCTGCTGATGTGTATTGGGATAATGATTCTACGAAATATACCAAATCATCTCCAATAGATGATAATCGCAAGAGTTTGAATGCTTCTAATTTAGGAAGTGAAGCTTTAATGGAATGGATTTATAAAAGTGAAGTTTTCGCCAAGAAGAATAAGCAACGTTTTTCTATTATGAATCTTGTAGAGAAAAACTATAAATGTACCAATGAGGATATTAATATAATATCTGAGAACTATTATCAATATAAAGTAAATAAGAATTTGCAATGAGTAAAGAGATTTTTTTTAATAGAATACCATCTTCCAAAACAGAGCAACAAAAGATTGCTAATGATTTTATACTAAAGGTTATAGATGGTAATATAAATCCTATTGATGCAGTGGTTCAGATGAAAAGTATTTCTGAAACAATAAATACGTTTCTAAAGGATGAAAGCATAAAAGATGCAGTAATACAAGAATGCGAGAAATATGGGAAAGGTGAGTCTCCCGGCTATTTAGGTGCAGTAATCCAAATAAAGGAAACTGGTGTTAAATATGATTTTTCTGTTTGTAACGATCCGGTTTATGAACGTCTTGTGGAGGAAAGAAAGATTATAGATGAACAATGTAAGGAAAGGGAAAAGTATTTGAAGACACTCTCAAAATCTAAGACAGAAATTGATGAGGATACAGGAGATATATTTCAATTATTTCCTCCTGCTAAACAAAGTACAACATCATATAGTATAACCTTTAAAAAATAAAAGAAATGATTCTAACAGGTAGTATTTGTCTTTCGGATATCCCGAAAGAATTATTCAAAAAAGTAGAATGTAAGGATGGTAGTACTAAAATATATCTCAATGTAGCTATATTAGAAAGGAAACGACCATCTACGTATGGTCATACTCATGTCATGAGTTGTTCCCCTAAACAGGAAGAACGAAAAGACGGGGTAAATTACTTTTGTGGTGATTTTAAAGAATATATTCCACAACCTAATGTTCCAACTGCTGAACAAATTGATTCGGCTCCCAGCGTTTCACCAGCGGATGATCTTCCATTCTAAAAATGTTATATGATCTTTCTAATCCATTGCAAGCGGAACAGTTTAAATCTCGTTCCGCTTTGCTTGTTAAAAATGGGAAAATAGTAGAATTAACAGAAAAGAAACCAATACGTACTGACAGACAAAATAGATACCTTCATTTAATTTTAGGGTACTTTGCTTCTGAGACAGGAAATACTTTAGAATATGTAAAGCAGAAATATTTCAAGATATTATGTAATAAAGACATATTCATAAAGGAAGTTTCTGATAAGTATTTGGGTAATATTAAAATTCTTCGTAGTTCTGCCGAATTGGATACGGAAGAAATGAGCAATGCAATTACTCGTTTTAGAAACTGGAGTTCTGGGGAGGCTGGGATATATCTCCCCAGTTCGGACGAGGATCGACTTTTGCAGTTAATGGAGATAGAAATTCAAAAAAACAAGAATTACATTTAATTCCAAATAGCTGTTATTTGGAAGTTCTTAATAAAAACAATGCGAAAAACTAAAGTAATCCATGTCTACCTGATCTTCGAAAAGCGGAACTATTACTTCAGCTCGGTAACGGGCATATTTCGCCATTTGTCCGAGGATCAGATAGGAATTAAGCAAAGTACATTATCTCATAATATGGAAAGCACTATCGTCACTGGTAGGGCTATAATCCGCAAGAGTGAGCTATTGAGATAGCTTTGTTAACCTTTTTACCCCAGCCTGCCTGTCTATGAAGATTGGCGGGCAAACATGGGGAGGTATTCTAAATGGTAAAGAGAGCATAAAGAAAGCGTACGAAGTGCTTTATGTATTGCAGATGCAATTATTTAGGTTCTACTCCTAAACTGCCCACATGAAAATAACAATCACCAAGCAAGAATACCAGACGATAGTCCGGTGCTTGAAAACGTCAGAAATCCTCATTCGGGGATATAATTTGAGAGATGAAGATATGATTCGTAAAACTAGAAAGAAACTCCAAAGGAGTAAGGAGAAAGGTTGATATGACATTCGAAGAAATGAAAGCCCAGTACTGCGGTAAGAATATCCGCAAGAAGCCAAAACATGAAGAAGATGATTTGCAAAAAGCTTGTGTTTGCTGGTTCGATTTGCAATATCCTCAATATAGGCTAAGGTTGCATCATTCTCCTAATGGTGGTAAACGGAATGCTATCGAAGCTGCAAAGTTTAAACAGATGGGAGTACGTGCCGGTTTCCCTGACTTACTTCTGTTGATCCCTAACAAGTATTATCCTTTTATGGGAATTGAATTAAAGACTAAGACAGGAAGACAAAGCGATCACCAAAAAGCCTATCAAAAGGAATTTGATAGTATAGGAGCGAAGTATGTTGTCTGCCGGTCTTTGGAGGAGTTTATCGCTGTAGTAACAGATTATTTAGAAGGAAAATAGATATGAAAAAGAAATCAGACAAGCAAGTTATCCGCCCAGATACTTGCGCAAAATTCAATAATGGAACTATTGTTCCCACAGCTAAAGGGAATCCACGTGTTGCCTACTGTTATAAGCTTAAACGGCGTTTTGTCGCTGATAGTAAAAGAATCTGTATTCATGCGTATTAAACTATGGACGGATATACATTAACAGAAAAAATGAGAAAAGCACGAAGACGTAATCGACTTACCGCTACCGAACAGGCACTATTCTACGAATTAGTTGCCGTTTGTAACAGCGAGGGTTGGGAGGACGTTTTCAGTTGCTCGAATATTGAACTCTGTTGTGCTCTTAATATTGATGAGAAAACTCTCGTCCGTGCCAGGCTTTCTTTGATTAATGCAGGACTAGTTTATTATAAATCCGGTAAAAGTAAAAGGGTGGTAGGATTGTACTCTTTTGAAAAAGCTTTTGAGAATTCGATTGTGAATTCAACTACCGTAAAATTTCCGGTAGATAAGCCAGCCCAAAAGACAGTAGATGAGCCAGCCAATCTGCCAACCAATATGGGAACCAATCAGCCAACCAATGCGCCAGACTATATATATAAAACTAAAATAGAAACTAAACAAAAAGATAATATAGGGGAAACCGTAAAAACTAGAAAGTTTATTCCTCCATCTATTGAAGAAGTTTCTGCCTACTGCATAGAAAGAAAAAACAATGTTGATCCACAGAAGTGGTTGGATCATTATACTTCTAACGGTTGGATGGTCGGGCGGTCTAAGATGAAAGACTGGAAGGCAGCAGTAAGGACATGGGAAAAGAATGATTTTCAAATAGAAAAAAAGAATGGAAGCAATAAGAACAGTCGGGGAGCTGATTCCTCTAATGAAACCAAGTCAGCCGGAATCAAATCAATCTCCTTCGGTTAAATTTCACATCAAAGGAAAGGAGATAACATGGAATGAGGATCGAGTAGAACACTTCTGGAAAAAAGAGTTTATTAACTCCATGAAGGAAGTAGAACCGGGATTTATCATTGACGAACGCAACAAGGTCCTATTATCCGAATTGTATGATTATGTATTAGGCAGAAGTAAGATGCTTGATTCCTCAAAAGGCTTGCTTTTATGGGGACCTATTGGAGTTGGCAAGTCTGTCTTGATAAAAGGGCTACAGCGTTATCTAGGCAAGATCAACCGTTTACGATACGGATGTAATAACGATCACATAGGCTTTAGACTCACTAGTGCAGTAGAAATATCTCTCATGTATGCAGAGAAAGGTATGAACGGGCTATTTCGGTTTACTGATCGTGAATATATGTGTAATCTGGCTATTGATGAATTGGGACGTGAACCTACAGATTCAAAGCATTACGGGACCGGGATAAATGTCATACAAACCATTTTACAACTTCGATATGAAGTCAGAAGGGAGTTTATTACCCACGTTACGACCAATCTCGATCCAAATACAGAGTTTGGAAACAAATACGGTGATTATATCGCTGATCGTGTAAAAGAAATGTTTAACGTCATAGAACTAAAAGGATCGTCCCGGCGATGATACTCGCATAGTGGTCTATCAGATCGCTATTTTTTTTATTTAATAACCAAAACGTTTTCCTGATATCGGGAAGACGATCAATACCAAAATAGAAAGGAATCAAATTATGAGTAATCAAATATTTTGCAAAGTAAACAAAGAAATGTGCGATGCAGTAAAAGCAATCGCAGGTGATAGAATAGTAGTAGATTGTGGTGCTGGTAGAGGGCTTTTTGCTTCGATGTATGATGGTAAAGTCTTATCAATAGACATTCACCAACCAGATGAGCCTTTGTCTTTCATAATCGAAAAGAATGCTGAACACTACTGTTTTCCGAGAAATTCAATTCCGATTTTCATAAGACCATGCCATTCAAATTTTGTGCATAATACAATCTTAAAAAACAGAAACAAGTTTGATAAAGCTATTTATGTGTCTTTGCCTAAAAATTTAGATGGTGATTTAGATGATAGATTTTATAAGATAACGCAGTATTCCGAATGGGAAGGAGAAGAAGGAGAACGGATATATTTAGTTGAACTAAACAAGCCTAAAGAATCATTTTCTTACTTACCTGGCAAAATTATTCATTTCGCAGACCCCATGCTTTCTTATCTTGTAGAGACACAAGAGCAGGAGTTCAAAGAGAGTGTCGAATCTCCTTTAGAAGATAGAGGGATTCTTATTGATGGGTTAAGACTGACTTTGACAGACATGTACCCAAGAGGTGAAAAATACGATTATCTATTTTTTGATTATGGAGGTATGAGTATTGGAAACTCTTTGATGGAATCTTTATGCAGAGAGATAGTTAAAGATGCTGATATGTTCCCAAATAGAACCTACATAGTAGTAAGTACCTTTACCAGCTATGCTATGAAAGATGCAAAAGAAGATTTTGGCAAAGATTTACCAAATGTATTTTTGAGTATTGGTGACTTCGTTACTTTTTACAAAAGGTTAAATCAATTAGCGTAAAACAATACAGATATGAATAAAGAAAAATTAAATGAAGCCAATCGGCTTAACAAACTTATAGAAGAACATGAGCAGGCATTGAATTGCTTTGAGTTTGATACTAACTACTACGCAAGAGATGAATACCCAAATTTACCTATTGTGTTGGAAAGCACTAATCCTACTCTAATTATAGAATATGATGATCCATTTGAGGGAGGACGGGAACAGCAGCGAATTCCAATGGTATTAAGCGATTTCCTCATTAATATAATTAAGGATTCTATAAAAGGAAATCTGGAAAAACTGAAAACCGAATTTCAAAATCTGTAACCTTCAAAACAATACAGAAATGAGTAAATTTAAAGTAGGAGACATTGTTCCATATCGCAATACGAGAGGGAACATAAAGAAAGCCGAAATAACTTCCTTTGAGACTGTAGACAACGGGAAGGTCTGGTTTCATGGTATTGACACGGATACTAAAGCAAAAGTCTGGTATCCTTTACATATATCCGAAAAGTTAATTCAACAATAAAATATGAAGCATTTTCATGAAGAGGAAATCCCCATAGAGGAAAATTGGAATCCTTGGGATGAAAAAGAAAGAGCAGTATAACTAATAACATACATAAAAATGAAAACAAGAAAAACAACAACATTGAAAATTCACCAGCATCGACTTGTAAAGAATCAATTAGCTGGAGAATGCAAGCAATTGGGTGTCTTTAGTGAAAGAGTTATGTTAAAAGGTAATTTTACACTAACCCCAAAACCTGCAAATTGAATGTTGCAACAAAGCCGCAATGTGGACAGCTGCCTGCTACAACAGGAATGAAATCAATATTGCCTTCAGCGGTAATCTGATTTTCTTTTCTGCTGAATCCAACATGTTGAAATTCAGCTTTCGCAAAAAGAAAATTTCCTTTTTGTTTGCACATAGGACACTTGAATGGAGCGCATTTAGCGTTAACTTTCGCTAAAGCTTCTTGAGCCATTTTTTCACTAATTTCCATATTAAATAAATTTTAAAATTCGACAATAGCAAAAGTAATAACAATAATCAAAGGGCGCATCCATCTTAACAATAATTTTAAAATTCGACACTTTATCTTTATTCGGATGCGTCCTTTGTTCAAATCTGAATAAAAATGAGCAAAAATAAGAAACCATGCCCCCAGTTTCCTTATTGGGGTGCAAAATATCCCGATGCGTGTTGCGTGGACGGGAAACTATATGACCTTGACAGATGCGATGAAAACGGCAATCTGTATGAGCCAATGGATGATGTACCTTGTCCGTTCTGCCAATCTGAGGAGTTTATAGAGCGCGATCCATTTAATAAAGCAGATTATATCTGTGATGATCTAATGGAGGATGATAGTGCTGAACAGTATGATATTCACATTGACGAAGCTAAAGAAAAAGCTCGTGAATGGTATCTCAATTGGATTGAGGAAATGAAAAAGAAAAAAAGGTAAAAGTCAAAACTTTGTATTTTACGAACAATTGGTTATATTTGTATTGCAAGGAAATTGCCTATGAAACTAATAAAGCAATAAATTAAATTAATCATTCATAATGTCATCAACATAATCTTAATGTTATAGGTTTAATTTTTAGATACAGATACTTTCATTTGCCGAGCATATCAATGTAATTTGAAAAAAAACAGTCTTAAATTAGTATTTGTACAATTAATAATTATATATTTGCAAACGTTTTTAAGCCCTAACAAGGCAACTAAAAGAAATATGGATACTTATAGAAAATTTGTTTCAACTCTTGCAACTGCACATTCTAATAGAGTTTTCTTGAACTCGGATAAAGAACATGCATTAATAGTACTTATTGAACTATTTAAAAATGCAAAATCAAAATTGCGTATTTTTGCAGGCTCTTTATGTCATCATGTCGGTAATACATCTGAATATGTGGAAGCATTGAGTGACTTTATTGAGCGTGGAGGGTCCGTTGATATTCTGTTGAATAATTTTGATATTGATGGAGCTAAAAGATCTAATCTTTTTAAAAGATTGGCCTATTATGTATCTGAAGGAAAGCCTATAAACGTAAAAACAACAACAGTAAAACCCTATTTAGCAAATGATACGGAAAAAAAGCCAATTCATTTTACTATAGGAGATGAAAGTTCGTATAGAATTGAGACTAATACAGAAGAGCGTACAGCTGAATGTAATTTTAACAATCCAGTTGTAGCAAGAAATACTGCAGAATTCTTTGATGAGTTATTTAATTTGACAGAATCCGTAACAATCAATTTAACAGAACTATTTAATATAGAGGAAGATGATGCTAAATGATTTTTCAACTCTTATACAATTAGGGGCGACTTTAAATATTGCTTTTGTTGCGGTGGAATATGCTAAAGCTTATACACACACTTTATCAGAGAAAGTATTTAAGTTTCAACTTTTTATTATTAGTTCTTTTCAAGATTGCATGGAATTATTAATTGACAAAAATACATTAGATCATTTAGAACCAATAGTAATTGAAGGAAAAAGTACTAATAATAAAATAGAAAAAGCAAAAAGAGATAGAGAGCTGTTAGTTAAGGAGATAGAGACAGAACAGAAAAGATTAGAAGAAAATGTAAAATTAATGTGTGAATCAAAAAGTTTGTCTTCTTTAAGTCTTTTCCTTTTTTTATATAGCACTACTGCCCTCTTTTTGGTTGGTATCACATCTTTAGCCCCACAGTTCATTCCTAATTTTTGGAGTGTATTAACATTCTTGACAACACTTTTTCTAGTTGTTGGGTGGGTGTTAGGTGAAAATGAAAAGCAACAAAGTTATTTGGATTTTTCTTTATTGAGACATAGCATTTTGTACTTTGTATTTTCTGTGATTATAAGTTTCATATTATCGATTATACTCTCATGTTGTTCTTTAGAAGTATCGGTATCACCATGCTGGACATACATTTTGGTTTCCAGTGCATTAATTCCATTTACAAACTTCATCGCTTTTTTGATAAAAATTAAAAGAAAAGCGAAAGCTGTTAAAAATGAAATTACGAGATGTAGTTCGGAGATTAAAGCAAAGTGTACTACTCTAAATCAATCTATAGACGCTTTGTTAAGTGTTAGTAGATTGAATCAGCAATTAAAAATAGATGATCAATAACTTATGGGGTGTGTTCAAAATGAATTTTACTCTAAAAGTTGGTCAGTGTCTTATTAACAAATTTGCGAAAGAGTTCGGTATTGCACCGGACTCTTTCCTTTTTATTTAGCCTCTATTCTTTTATTATAGATTTATAAAGTCTTCCGTTGATTCAAACTTTTCAGCATAAAGTAGCTATAAAAGTAGAGTTCCTTGCAAGTAGTGAGGAACTTTTTTTATATGCTGTTTCCCTGTATAACTCGATGATGTGGGGCAGAAAGATTGACCGGGAAAATCTTAGAAATAAGAAGAGATCAAAAAAAATAGGGAGAACTAGCAAGGTGTAAAAGCATTGTTCTCCCCAATCATTCACGATTGTATAGCAAATATACTATTTATTTTAAAAATAATCGTGTTATGGATAGAAATTTTAATGAAAAGACGTGGGTAAATGTACGTGAAATAGGGATAATTCTTAATGTCCATGCCTTTGTAGTGTATTCGTATTTATTACAGATTGGGGTAAGGTGTGTTAAAGATAGATATGGGAACGGGTATGTCAATGGAGTAGATATTACAAAGCATTTTGAAGGTTTAAAGAAATTCGTGAAAGGATTGAGGAATGGAAGAAAAGAGCAAGCCCCCCTCAAAGAGCTGGCTTTTATTGATCCTGTGATAGGGAGTCATAATGATTGGGAGAGTAAAGCGGATGGCTTGGACAAGGTGAAGAAGGATTTTTATGCCTCATATACAAATCAGGTCTACAGGATTAATCACTACCAGAATTTAAAGAAGGCTTTGTTCCGGTGGGAGCGTGCCACGAGAGTTTGGAAGTACGTGGAAGAAGAAAGCACTGCACAAGACCCTAATGAATGGATGGAGAACATTTCGTTAAAATACAAGCTGTGTAATACGATATACGATGAAGAACGCCGTAAATCTGTACTTGACACAATTTGACATGGCTGTAAGAGTGATATCGGGTAAATTTGCTATTGATATAAAACTGATTATAGCATGGCGTACAATTTAAAGGAAATGACTGAAATGTGCTCTAAATGGGTGGCTGAAAATGGGCTAATGGAGCATGGCGGTGCGAGGTTGAAAGACTTTTGCGCTCATTTCGGCATAGACTCTCAAACATACTATCGTTGGCTTGAAAATGCGGATTTTGCGGATGCTATAAAAAAAGGGAAAAATGAGTTTAAGGAGAAGCTAGAGCAGAGGTTAGTTGAATCTCTGTCAAAAGCTGCTTGCGGATATGAATTTGAGGAAACTAAAACCGAATATGAAGGGAAGAAAGTAAAGAAGAAAATAGTAACAGTGAAGAATGTAGAGGCGAATGTTGGTGCTGCTATATTCTTGCTTACAAATATATCTCCTGATCGTTGGCGTAATAAACAAACTGGAACCGATGTGAAGACGGAAGGAGTAACATTGAAGGTCGAAGTATTGAAAGAAGAATCGGTTAGTAATATTAAGAAGCTCTCCACACTATCGCAGAAACGGAAGATGAAAGGAGAGGGGGAAACAGAAGGCTCTGGACAATGAAAACGACCTATGTTTTTGACAGGCTATTAGAAGCCACGGTAAATCCAGTGATTCGTGGAGTATCCTCGCGTGGTGGTACTCGATCTTCGAAAACATGGAGTATGTTACAGTTACTCTACCTTATTGCTGAGCAGTCTGAAGCTCCTTTACTCATATCGTGTGTAACTGATACAATGCCGGGAGTGAAACGTGGTATGTTTCGCGATTTCAAACGTATGTTGCAAGATGAAGGTCTTTGGAATGGCAAGGCAATGAATTTAACCGAAATGACCTACACTTTTCCTAATGGATCACAGATAGAGTTTTTCGGTTGTGAGAATGCTGCGAAAGTATTTGGTCCTGCACGTGATATCCTGTTTGTAAACGAAGCACAGAGGGTCCCGAAAGAAGTATTCCGGCAAATGGCGGTTCGTACTCGTTTGATGCTGTATGTAGACTTTAATCCGGTTAAGAAGTTTTGGGCACACGACTATTTCAAGGGTCCCGGCATGGTGGAAATCGTCAGCACCTACAAGGATAATCCATATTTGACACCGGAGCAGATCGAAGAGATTGAGAGAAATAAGGCTGATGAAAACTGGTGGCGAATCTTCGGACTTGGTGAAACAGGAGGAACCGAAGGACTGGTATATCCTGAATATGATATTGTGCCGGAGTTTCCTGCGAATTGTAAATGGTGTCTTGGTCTTGACTTCGGTTTCTCTGGTGATCCTACGGCGATTGTAAAAGTTGGCTTCGATAAAGATGATCTTTATGTTCAAGAGATCGCATACTCTACAGGGCTGTTGAATTGGGATATTGCGAATGTCTTGCGCAAGAATGGGCTACATAAAGTTACCACTATTGCGGATAATCAAGAGGCGAAGAGTATTGCTGAGATTTCTCGTTTGGGATGCCGCATATTTCCATGTATAAAGGGAAAAGGATCAATCATGGCAGGTATTTCACAAGTGAAGCAGTTTAAAATGCACATTGTACAAGGTAGTCGAGGTATACAGGACGAAGCAGATAATTACTCTTATGTATTTGACAAGATGACCGGACTCTATGATACGAACGAGGCAGTAGACGAAAATAATCACGCTATGGACGCTATACGATACGCGACTGAGTTTCTGATCGCCAAGTATCGTCCCGGCAAGAAACAAAGAAAAGATGAAGAAAAGCGAAATTAAAACCTTTCGGGGATATGTGCGATATCAGATATATCGCCTATTTACCCCATTTCGTTGGTTATGGAAGACGTTTGTTCGTCTGACAAGTAGATATCAACGCTTGATGCAATTACGGCGTATAGCGAATCTAAAGCCGGATGCTGTGGAGAGTCTTTCGCAAGATGAAGCCGCACTTCTGCATTATATGTCAGAATACTTAATACCTTCTCGCTGGGTAACACGTAATGGACAGATCATTTATACGTGTCCATCAGTTGAAGATGTAACTCTCTGGCAAATGATCGAAGCGCGCAGAGCTGAAACAGTATTAGAACGTATTAGCGGATGGACTGAGGGATATGTACCAGAAACTGTCGCTGATATGGTGAAACTGACGAAGTACATTGTGGAGCAGATTGGGCAGGCTGACGAACTGGAACGTGTACTGTTACCAGGTGCAGGTGGTTCCGGTGAATCGAATCCAATCACAGAAGCTAAAAGTGTGCTAGGAATGGTACAGATCACATCCGAACTGTTTAACTGCTCATTCGAAGATGCGAAGAAGATAAACTACTCAGATGCTATTCTAGCGATCAGCAAGAGACATGATGAAGTTGAGAAACAAAAATCTAAAACAAAATAATCATGGGAAAGAAATACAGTATTAATTCAGCAGGAAGAATCGTAGCCGAGAGAGATATCTACTCTCTCGGCGGACTTATAGTAAAAGGGTCCGTAGGTGGTTCGGTAAAAGACGAAACACAGTTATCGCAGGAGGGCGAATGCTGGTTGAACGCAGGTGATATATCGAACCGTCCGGATATCGTAATCAAGGATAACGCCTATATAGGAGAATTCTTTCCGGGTGAGAATCCCGTTCATACAGATATAATAACGGAATTTAGTGGAAATACTAAGATTCCGGGAAAAGTGAGTTTCCGATGCTTCACAGCAGACGCAAAAGCCAATACGTTCATCAAGGATTCGTTTATCGGAATAACTATGGATGTCGTTTGTGGACCTGCTACTAATACGAAGAACTTCCCTATGGAGCAAGGACGATATAATCAGGATGCGCCGAAAGGAACCTTATTCACGAGTTCTACGATGAAGCTAGACGCAGAGAATTTTGTGAGAAATACCGCTACGCTTAGAATAGGCAAAGATACCTATGTGTACACGCCACAGGGATTTAACGCAAGAATATATTGGGCGTATTATGATTTTGCAAAAGGAGCGATAGCATATGCTGGGGAAACAGAAGTATGCAATACGAATATCTACAGGTTAAGTCACCCGGTGTATAATATTTGCATGATTGCTTTTGCTAAGAATCCTACATTGACACCCGCAGAACTAGAGGCAGCAGGTGCAAGAATTCTAGGTCATGTTAGCGGTTCCTTGTTAATGGACCTTCGTCCGGAATCCGTATCGGGTGATTACGTGATGGATAATTCTAGTTTCATCATGAATACCGACAACTTCGGACTCGGAACGGTGCAGTTACGATTCTTAGCGGGCGGTCTGTACAATACCAACATGTACATGAAAACTGATAGACAGGACTATAAACCTTATGGTACATTCCGTAACGTAGAACGTCTTGAATACAATCAGTATTTCGCTGACATTCATAGAGGGAACGTAAACAGGGACCACTATATTATGGCTTCGGATTCTCCTTTGGTCCGTATCGGAGATAGTTTTGTTTCGGGTAGCTTAATTAATTCCGGAGGATTAACGTTACGTAGATGTGTTGTTCCTAAGGGAATATTCAAAAATGACGTGATAGACGGGAACACATACGAGGATATAGATTTTTCTTACGCTACGGAGTTTTTAGGGAACACAGAAGTTCCTAACAGAACCTTAGTATCTAGCCATAAGCAAGGACTTTATAGTATGTGGGCGAATTCGGACGTTCTTCTCGGACGTGTTAGTTATCCGGATAACGCCAAAAATTCCACGGGCTTAACGGAGAATCACGAAACAATTATGCTTGACGGGGACATGATAGAATCGGGGACCTATGCAGGCGATATCGGAAAGGCGTACGAAGCTAATAAGATTCCAGCTACGAACCGTGTAAGAATGATTAGACCCGTAGCTACTAGTGGTTCGGTATTTCCAAACATTCCCGGCGGGTATGCTGTACGAGCGGTACATTACCTTGACGAATCGTTTATACTTCGAAAAGCTGTTGAGAATCCTACTATTATGGAAAGTGAATTCCCGTTTTACGTTATGAGTTTTCAGAAAACCGATCCGAACGCTAATTTACCCGCTTCGGAGTTCGTTTCTAAAAACGCATATTTAAACGTAAACAATTACACGAAAGTTCCGGAGATCACAGGTTCCGCCTACTTAGGTGCAGGTGTAATAGTAAGAGGTGATGTTCAGCTACACGGTGATCCATATGTTAACCGTGTGTTTGATATTAACGAATGGGACAGAGGCGGCTTAAATACCGCACCGGGGCTAACTTGGGACGTTATGAAAGACGGAAGGAACTCAGATGTACGTATGACTACGAAGTCAATATACCCGGTAAATCCCGGTGATACTATATCAGTATCCGGAGCATATAGAATCCTTTTATGTTGGTTTAATGAGGATAGAAAACTAATGTCCGATACTGGATGGAATGACGGAACACTAACCGTTCCTGCTAATGTACACTACGTGGGAATAGCATTGTCTACGAAGCCGGACCTAAAGTTTATTGATTTCTCCGACGTTCCACTAGCGGGTGTTAAGTATCTCCGAGCGTTCAAGAAGCGCAGGTATATCACTAACGAGCTAGACCAGAAAAGCCCGGAGGATATCTTATTAGCTGATTACTATTGGGAACAGGGTGCTTTCTATACCGATACTGGGCGTGTTGGAAGACCTTATAACGACATTAAGTACACGCAGTCGGATAGATTAAGGTTATCCAAACCGTTACCCGCAGGGAATGCAACATTAACCGTAGCTAACTATTGGGAATATGCAATGGCAAAATTCGATGCAGGGACAAGATTATTAGAATCTTCCTCAGAAGGATATTCTATGGTATCCATGACGCTTCGGAAAGCTCCACCCGTAACGGTTAATCCATCGGATGCTAAAGATGCAAGGTTGGTGATTACTTGTATTCCGCAGCCGAGAATCATTGTTCCCTATGGTTCTAATACGCTTAACATAAACGGAGTTAAAATCCGGATGTACGACAATGCCGTGCTATCTCGGAACTTTAACCAAGAAGGTTCTATAACCCTACAAGGTGATGCGGTGATGGGGTATGATTTCGATTCGGGCGCATGCCTGTGTAGTAACGGTCACGATGACGCAATAATCAAGTTACCATGATATTCAGTGACATATTAAACTTTATGGATGGGGAAGCCGTAAAACTCGGCTTGCCTATCTATTTCGGAGATACGTCTACTATTAACGAGCTAGTGAATGACATCTCAGGTATGTTCTTAACGTTTGATGTCCCGGACGGTGGTATGTCTAAGTTGCCTCCTGCCACCCGAAAGTATAACGTAGTATTACAGTGCTTGGATAAATCGTACTATCTTACGGATAACGCTGCCGAACTTGATACATTAATGCGTACCGATTTGGCTTTAAACAAACTAATGTCCGCTTTTGTGTGTCACTTCGATGTGGATGGATTGAGTTTCAGGAAGGTACAGAATATCTATGACTCAATGAAGTCCGGTTGGAGTGTAACATTTTCTATAACAGATGATTTATTGAACTATGGATAAGGAGATATTGCAGGTTGTAGAACAGATAAAAAAGGAAATCTTCGAATCTTATGTTTCGAAAGGTTTGGTAGCGTCTGGTGAATTTGGGCGTGATCTAAAAGTAAACGATCTCGGTGATAGGGTAACTATTACTGCGCCGCATTATGTCATACAGATGGAGCAGGGTAGGAAAGCGGGGAGTTTTCCGCCTGTCTCCGCCATTAAAAAGTGGATTCAAGACAAGAACCGGACGGTTGGTGCAAACATCCCGGAGGAAGCAGCTTTCGCCATCGCTTATGTGATGAAGCGGGACGGCATCAAGGTTCCTAACAAGTATAACGGTGGCGGGGTAGTCTCCGACATCATTAATCCAGAACGGGTGAAACGGCTGACGCTGGATATAAACAAGATCATAAAGGCGAAAATTCTAACAATATTAACGCAATGAAATTAAGAATACCAAGATTTGGAGTGAACATAGATATACCGGACAGCAAAGTATATACCTACCCCAGTTGTGCTACCATATGGGACAACGTGCCGTTAAAGCTAATTATAACGGACTTACCTACGGACATTATTGTGCGGATGGAACTACAGTGTCGTTCTACCCTAGACAGCTTTTATTACACAACGTTAGAACCAGTTGAGGGAATGGAGATAGACGCAGCTTCTTATTTCTTCCCGCTTCTTCCCGTATATAGTGATCGAGTTCAGAGCTACCAAGTAGAACTGACATTGATACATAAAGCCAATCTAACGGCTAATAGTGTTACTCAGATAGTTCGTATTCCCGTGATGAACTTGGCGAGTAGAAATAATGTTAGCCGAGTGTCCAGGGCTGATACAGATTTCCGGGACAACTACGGACCTCGGGCACCATTAGCGCACACACTGGATGATAATTTCTTTATAGACAGCCGTTATCATGATAGGGACTATGATGTAGACGTTATCTATCAAGACGGAACGGCTGACAAATTTAATTACATGCAGGGTGACGGAATATCGGATGCATGCCAATACAAGAAGATCACGATAAAGAATCCGGATGGGTCCGTAGCTGCTGTTAAGGTTTATCCGGAAGAGGTGCGCGCATGCGGAGCTATTACACTGAAATGGCTAAACTCGTGTGGGTCCTACGATGCGATCTCCTGCTACAATTGGAGCACGCAGCCTACGATAACACAGGGCTTGGACGGTGGTACGGTAACCAAGAGGGAACTGACCTGCGTATTCGAACTGACCGAGGCTAACAAGTTCGCTCTTGATGTCCTGTCAACGTCTCCGGACGTGACGGTGAAAGGGCTGGATGGCGTGCCTTTTGACACCAAGATGCGCTGCTCCTCGACTACGGGAGTCAAGTATACAGCATCCGGTTTGGCGAAAACAGCAACATTAAAATTCCAATACTAACATGGATATAAAGATACAGATAAACGGTACATTCTTGGAGGGCTTGACTAAGACAGACGTCAAACTCTCCATCAATGCGTCATCTCCCTACTCGTTTGGCGAGTCTACCCGTACCTACTCGGCTAACATCAAAGCACCGAGAAACCGGGTGAACGATGGTATCTTCTATCAGATGCGAAACTTCGGTTACGTGAGACGTGACATGAAGTACGAGGCTAGGATTTACATAGGTGGCATCGCTATCAACAAGCGTTTCAAGGCTAAGGTGACCTGCGATGAGGAGAGCTACAGCATTGCCCTATCGCAGTCGGACCTAAAGATGTCGCAGTTGCCAAAAGAAGTCGTGGAGGCTACTCTCATCGACTCGAATGTGGGCAATACCCGGTTCTTCCGAGCTAGCGATCTGATCACGAAAGCACTAGGTTCTCCTACTCCCGTGGCATTCCCCGCTATCGACTACGGAGGTTATGCACCGGGTCTGATCATCGAGAACTTGGGTCAGAAAGGGATTTCCGATCTACTTGTAGGCAGGTCTGTTACCGTGTTTTGGAGGTATGCATCGGAGACTGATGACGGTACGAAATACTTTAAAGGGAACGCTCTAGATATCAAGGAGTACGATACCCGGACAGCCATGACAGCACCGGGTGGCGTGACAGAATCAACCGTGGCTGTTGTTACTATGGACAACAACGCATACATTACGCTGGATATGTCTAAGATAGGCACGATGCTGAACTATGTGGTTCTCAAAGCGGTGTACAATAATCAGACGGTAGCGATCTTCCAAAAGGACGATGATCAGAACGACATCACGCAGGTCCGCTACAAGTACGTTTCTACGACTATGAATATACCTATCCGTCACTTCTATGGATTCTACATCAGCAGGGACATCAATGACTACAATAAGTTGGATGCGCTTCCGCCATCCTTCATGTCACCGGATGAAGCCGTAAACCTGTCGGGAAAAATAACATCGCTTCAGAATACCGCAGGACTTACACAGGAATGGGGAAACTGCGGAGTATCGGATGCCATAACGTATCTCACCGATATCTGCAAGGTCTTCCAATGGGGATGGAAGTTTACGCTGAACGTGGACGATAGCGGAAACACGGGAGTCATAGTCAACGTGTACAAACTGATCGCTGACGATGCCCGCAACGTAGATCGGAATGGTCCGGTCACCTTCAATGAATTCCGGCAGGATTGGTCTGACTTTTACCTGTCAACCGACAAGATCGAGGATTCCGAGGGCTTCCCGAACACCGCAGTGTTCAAGATCGGGGATTTCTTCAAGAGTCTACAGGTTTCGAAGGCATCGTTCACGGCTAAGGGAGACATCGTGGAATCCGGTGTGCCGTATCCCCAAGATGGGACGTATCCTAGATTCGCCATTCGTAAAGGAGAGGTGGGTGCTGGGTCTACATGGGTAGAGTACTTCAAATCAATCGAGTATACGCAGTCGCTTCAGAAATACTACGGACTGTTTTCGGACGCTTTGGACGTGACAATTAAGGCTAAAATCCCTTATTATTACATCGAAAACAACTATAAAGAGAACGGTGTGGTGTGGTTTAAACAACTCAATGCGTTTTTCTATGTCCGGTCGATCACGGACTACAACATTTCCACGCAGGAATGTAAGGTAAAACTAACTAAAATTAATCTTAATCGTTAAATAAATGGCAGATAATGTTACATTACTAGACCTTTCGTTCAAGACGGACGAGGCAGTAGAAGGTTTGGACGCTCTGATCAAGAAGTCTTTAGACCTTGCAGAAGAAAAGAAACAGCTAACCAAGCAGATAAACGCCGAGAAGACGGCACTTGCCGGGCTTCGTCAGAACTATAAAGACAATCTTATAGATCAAACGGCGTTCGAAAAGGCAACGGAGAAGTCAGAAACAGCGATCATATCGTTAACCAAACAACTAAACAATAATAAGAATGAGACTTCCGAGAATACAGCCGCTATTAAAGCACACACTACCATTGTCAACTCGGAAGCGGAAAGCGTGGAAACCCTGCGAGCGAAGTTATCCCTTAACACGAAGGCACTAAACAAAATGTCCGTTGAACAGCGGACAAACTCGGAGGCTGGGAAACAGATGGTAGCCCAAACCAAGGAAATCTCCGACAAACTGAAAGACCTTGAGAAAGGGGTGGGAGATACCCGTAGAAACGTGGGTAACTATGCAGAGGATATCGAGAAGGCAACCGGAAGCCTCGGCGGTATGACTGGCGCAACCGGGCAAATGGTCAAAGGTATGTCCGGCGGTATTGCTTCTATAAAGGCATTCAACGCTGCATTGATGGCGAACCCCTTTGTTGCCATTGCATCGGCTATTCTTGCGGTGATCTCAGCTATCGGAAAGTTGATGGACCGCAACAACGAACTGGCTGTTTCCGTTAAGACTATATTAGCACCTATCGAGTTGATCATAACTAAGGTATTGGACGCCGTAGCCGCTCTGTTTGTGGAGATAGTCAAGGTTTTTGAGTGGCTGGCAGAGGCTTATATTAAGGTTTACAACTGGTTAGGTCTGATATCGGACGAAACCGTTAAATCTATCGAAACTGCTAGAGGGATGGCACAAGTAGAACGGGACATATATAACGCTGAAACCGATCTTATTGTAGTTTTAGCCCGGCAACGTAGGGAAATGGAGGAACAAAAGGCTATTCTTGCCGATCAAACTAAGAGTTCTAAGGAAAGGCAAGATGCAGCTAATGAAGCCCTACGGATATCTAGAGAGATGGAAGCCTCCGAATTAAAGATACTAGAGGCTAAATATCAGCAGATAAAGACGCAAAACGAATTGTCTTACACTTCTGATGAAGACAGGAGGAAAGAACAAGAGGCTTTAGCAGCATTGGAGGAAAAGAGAGCACAGTATTTATCACAACGGAAGGAACTAACTAGTCAGGTATCCGGGCTGGAAAAAGCTGATATGGCAGCCGCCGCAGTAGCCGATAAAAAGCGTGCCGAGGATTATGCTAAATCCCAAAAAGCGGCAGCGGAGAAAGTCAAAAAAGACAAAGAAGACGCAGAAAGGAAAGCCGCCGAAACCGCTAAGAAAGTTCAGCAGGAAGTTCTAAAAAGCTACGAAAACGGAATAACCGAATTGCAGCTAAAGATAAGAGAATCTAATATCGGTATAGTAGACAAGCAGAAGGCACTAGAGGACCAAGACGCGCTAAACCAAGCTATCTTAGAAAAGGAGCGATACAGGTTGCAGCAGGGGCTTATAACGCAACAGGAATTCGATAACATCAAGCTGGAACAGCGGATAGCATTCCAAGAACAGGTAGCCACCCTAGAAGCCGAAGAAGCCGCTAAGAAGAGAGAAACGGAAGCCATAGACCTAGAGAACAAACGTGCCATCGAGGAAGCCAGCATAACTAGTGACTTCGAACGTGAATCCCTTCGTCTAGAGCAGCAATACCAAATGGAAGTTGCGAACGCTGAGAAGACTGGGGCGGACATTTCTTTGATTGAATCCAAATACGCCCAAATACGGGAAAAGAGAGAAAAGGAACTGGTAAACGCCAAGTTACAAATGACAGCCGATATCGCCGGGCAAATCTCTAATATCATGGGACAGGAATCGGAAGCCGGAAAAGCGTTCGCTCTGGCACAGGCTACGATTAACACATACTTAGGTGCATCTAAGGCTATTGCGCAGGGTGGTATTTGGGGAGTAGCGCAAGCAGCCATCGTGATCGCTGCCGGATTGAAACAAGTAGCCTCAATTATGAAGGTAAAAGAAGAAGTTCCCAAAACTAACACCAGCGTTAAGAAGTTTGCCAAAGGTGGTACCGTGTTTGGTGCTCCGCATTCACAGGGCGGTGTAACGTTCACCGGATCAAACGGACAGCAGTTCGAGGCGGAAGGAGGCGAGAATATGTACATCCTCAACAAACGTGCATCTCATGCTATAAATGCGTTGTCTGCTCTTAATCAGCAATACGGGGGACGGTCTTTTGGCAATTCTAATGCTTACCGATATGCACAGGGGGGAGGATTCGATGTTATCAGTACTCAATCTTATACGAATCTTAATCGGTCTATGTCTAAGCAAGCGGTTGATTTGTCCGACAAGACAGTGGCAGCTATCGCACTTGCGTTTGTAGAAGGGGTAGAGAATGCTCCAAATCCGATAGTTTCAGTCCAAGATATTACCGATGTACAACAAAATCGTACAATTGTTATTGATTCCGCATTGGGCTAATTCGTATTTGCTACAATTTGCGGATAGTAAGTAGGTTGTAACAGCTATTTTTGTGTTGAAATATAGTTTATAATATAGAATGGTTTATATAGTAAATCTCTAATTTATGGATTTCAAGAAAATACGAATTATAGAGGCGGGACCGACCGCAAACGATTGGACGGATGAAGTTAACGGTGAATTAAAAACCGGGAAAATCGTTATTACGCCCGAATCGCTAGCGTCCCTTGTGGTGGCTGGTAGTATTCGCCCTATCCATTCTCGCCGGACACACAACGGTAACGATCTGCTGGACCAGTACATCGGTAGTTTCTCTAATTTCGTTGAGGAAAACGGAGTAGTCTACGCCGATCTGACCTTTTCGGAAGCTCTCTTAAAGAACTATCCGCAGGAGGCAGGATTTATGAAGGACATGATTGAAAAGGAACCGGAAATGCTAGGCGTTTCAGTCGTAGACCTAGACACTAAGGTGTGGAACGAAGAGAACCAAACATGGGACGTGACGAGTTTTGAAGAATTATTCACGTGTGACCTTGTAGGCTTACCAGCCGCGACAAGTTCGCTTTTTAATAACCAAAAATCAAAGAACAAAATGGGTCTTTTATCAAGCATTATCAGCACCTTTTCAAAGAAAACGGAGCTTAAAGAGGAAATCGTAGAAACGGTTAATGGTGAAAAGATCACTATTAAGGCAGCAGGAGAAGAGGCAGCCGTAGGTGACGAAGTAGTAAAAGAGGACGGAACCACCGTGGAAGATGGTGAGATCACCGTTGATATCCCGGAAGAGGGAAAAATCGTTCTCGTGATCAAAGATGGCAAGATAGCCGAGTTCAAAGAGTACATGGACGAAAAGCCGGAGGAAACACCGGAGACAGAAACCAAGACACCGGACGAATTTTCTCAGCGTCTAACTGCTCTTGAATCATCTTTGAGTGAGATTAAAACAATGCTTTCCAAGCAAACGAAAACGCCACCTGTTGCAACTCGTACGGTGGGAGGCAAACCGAAAACAGATGCACAAAAAACGCAGCTTTCCAACGAGGAAGCACGCAAGAAAGCGCGGGAGGCGATGGTTAAGTTCGCAAAAGAAAAGTAATCACACTAAAATCATAGGAGACTATAAATTATGGCAATGACATTTACAGATTTAAATAATCTGAACATTAACTCACTGGCTGACGTCATTTCTTTGACTGTCGGGCTGGTTGGCGAAATGGAACGCGGTGCAACCGTTCTCTCTGGACTTGACAACAAAACGCCTATTGTTACTTTTGTAGCGAAAGATAAGGCACTTCGTAAGTCTGCTGGATGTGAAGGTACTTATGAGTACACAGATATGTCCGATCATGTAAAGTACTATGACTTCCAGCCTTTGGAGTTACCTATCGTTGTTTGTTTGCAAGATTTGTGGGGAAAGATGGTAGCTAAGGGTATTCATTTGTCGGACGATTTCGATGAAGCTCAACTGGCAGGTTTCATGGCTTCGGAAGTACTGAAAGTTTTGGAGGCTGATTTGCTACGTCTCGCATGGCTGGACGGAACCAAGACAGGTGATGTTGCTTACAATATTTTCAAAAATGGTGGTTTCATTAAGCAAATGAAGGACAGCGCAGAAACTATCCTTCCTTTGCAGTTGACTACGGCTAGCGTAGAGGATACCATGAAGAAACTTATTGATTCACAACGCCCCGATCAAAAGGAACTTAGCGAGTTCTTCGTGACTTCTAATGTAATGCGCTTGTTTAAGAACTTAGTTCAGAGTAAGGACAACACAACTGCTCAGGAACATTTCGAGAACGGAAAAGCTGTGTACACTTTAGAAGGATACAAGATCAATGAACTTCCTCATGTTTCAGCGTCTATGATCGCAGATGCAACAGACGAAGATGCGTTTATCGCGTTTACTCCGAAACGTAATATCCAAATCGCTTTGGAAGATTCAAGCGTGAACATTAAACCGTTCATTCAAGATGCGAAAGACCGCAAGTATTACTCTACAACTGTGTTTGCTGCGGACGTAATGGTAGCTATTCCGTCTATTTTGAAACTTGCAACAAAAGCGAAAGCATAACAACTAATACCGAAAACTATGGCATGTATGAAATTAAATAAGGCTATCGTTTTTGGGTGTGCGGGCGGCTCAGTCGGTTTGGCTGGGCTGTACCTTGTTAACAAATCGGAATTGGCTTCTTTTGTAATGGGTGGCGATGGCGTGACACTAAACTCTATCGTCCTTGTATCCGGTGCAAAGGCAATTCCGGTTGACTGTTACAAGAACGGCGCAAAAGTAGTGGACGCTTTGCGTACACTGGACGGTGCAGCCGGAATGGAACAGACGGTTACTATCACGGTCTACGATAAAACTTCTGACGGTGCAGCGATTAAGGAATCACTGCTATCCGGGAATTACGTAGCCTTCGCAAAACTCAAAGACGGCGGTAACATTAAAGTTGCCGGACTTAATACCGGGCTGGAAGTGGCAAGCATGGACGGAGATACTTCGGCGGCTGGCGGTTTTGATACCGTAACGCTGAAAACACCGGATAACTCTAGGGGTGATCGCAATATAGTTGCTTTATCTGCTGTTTGGACATATTTAGAAGCTAACAAATTAACTTAACAACATGGGATGTATTAGTAATATCACGGGTGCAATAACCTACGATTGTTTAGGTGGAGCAGTTGGAATAGCTGATTTGTTGCTTATTAACTACTCAGATATCCAATCTATCTCCATCGCCAACGGTATCGCTACTATTACGTTGACTACTTCGGGCAAGGTTATCCGGGTAGCGTCTATCCGAAAGGGTGCAAATGCTACAGAAGCCCAAAGAATTAACGAAAACGCCCCGAATGCGCTGGAACAATCGGTTAATTTTACCGTGTATAAGAAAACGAGTGCGGAAAACGTGTTTATCAATACCATTCTCAATTCTCGCCTTGTGGCGGTTGCAAAAATGGTTGAAACAGGTGTTTACCGTATCTATGGCTGTAATTACGGTTTGGAGGTATCCGGACTGGAAGAATCAGCAAATGATAACGGCGGCTATACCGCCATTACGTTAACCACACCTGAGAATGTTCTAGGAGAAGCCCGTGCGTCAATCACTGAGGCTACCTGGAATACTCTCGTGTCTAAATCATCATAATTATGGCTTGTTTAAAGAAGATAGCACAAGATTTAGCGTTTGATTGCGCTAATCCCGGTTTAATCTCTGGAATTGCCGGAGTAGAAGAAGCCGTAATATTGAACTACGAAGATGTTTCTAGTATCTCGGTATCTTCTACGACAGGACAGGCAGTAGTAACAATGAAAGCCGGAACAAGGGGATATACCGTTCAATCTGTAAAAAACTCTATTCAAGTGACGGAGGCATCGCGGGCAAACGACAATGCTCCTACTATGTTGGAAATATCAGTAGTCATGAAACTTCTTTCATCGTTACCTGTAGTTAGCTACATTATCGCTTTGGTTTCTGGGTCGTTTTTGGTTGCTATTAGAACAAAAAACAACCAATATTTCATTTTGGGATGTAACTCACCGTTAGAGGTTTCAGATTTATCAACTGATAGTTCAACAGACGGAGTTTCAACCGCTACTTTAAAAACGCCGGACGGGTCTTGCGGAGATTTCCATTATAGTATTACGGCGGCACAGTATAACTCTTTAAAAACTGTATAATCATGGCAAGAGCAAAGAAAACTGTAACAAAAGATATCAAGCCCGTGCGCGAATTAATTCGCTTAACGGACGAGTTCGAGATTTTGAATCTCTGTAAAAGTATTACGCATCTAAAACTGGACCCTATGTGCCATATGGATCGTGCGTACGCGAAGAAATGGTATGAGGATCACTACTTGACGGGCATACACGTTCGCTACGTAATGAAACCGGGACTATCTATCAATCATGTGGCGGACGGAGTTGTTTACCGTGCATTTAACTGTACGGACGCCATCGCCGAACGAATCATGAAAGAAAATCCGGTTTATAAATCCTACTTTGAGGACTTAGGTCCAATAGAGCCACAGGAGGACGTACCGACCGTTTTGCCCGCTGATCCTGAACCGGAACAAACACCGGAGACAGAAGCTCCAGAAGAAGAGAAGCCCGTAGAACCGGAGACCCCCGCTGATCCTGAACCGGAAGCTTCAGTAGAAACAACGCCGGAGGTTTCAGTAGACGAGATTATGAAGGAACTGGAATAAACTAAAAGGAAACGTTAATATGATAGCTCACAAGAAAGTAAACGTAATAGTAGATAGAGCGCTCAAAGTTAACGCTAAGGTTTCCGAAAAGATTGTGGGGTATGGGGACGGAAACCTATACCCCCAAATTTTATCGGAGCTTATATATGCTAGCAAAACCGCCTCTTTGAGTGTGGAACGGCTGAGCGAAGCGATAGAATGTGAAGGCTTTAAAAACCGTGATTTTGGCGAAATGACGAACGCCCACGGAGATAACATGGACGAGATACTGAATATGCTGGCATATGACGTAGCTCGTTTCAGAGGGTGCGCTCTAATTGTCCAGTATGGAGGCGATTATCGCCCTAAAATGATTTATCCCGTTCCTTTCGAATATGTCCGTGCCGGGCTGAATAAAGACTACTTAACGAATCCGGTTATTCATAAGTACGTAGTGTTTAATAATTGGGATCGTCAAAATATCAAGTCTACCCAATTGGATAAAACGGCAGTTACCTACCCGGCGTTCAATCCAGATAACTTTGCGGATGAAGTAGAGTTTTTCGGCGGAATCGAGAATCACCCCGGACAGCTTTTGTACATAAACTTCTTCACTACGAAGCCCTATCCGCTTTCTCCGTTTCATGCAGTCCAGTCTGAGATGCAGGCGGAAGCGATGAACTCTACTTATGTAGAACGGACGCTTACACGTGGTTTCCACATGTGCAGCATCATTTCTCACGGAGAATTTACCGAACAGGAGGAACAGGACGCTTTTGTTAAGGGGATAAAAGATATAATGGGAGCGCAAGGGGCAGGATCAGCGGTATTGGTCCGTGATGAAAATGCTCTGACTGATAAGCCATTTATTAAGGTAGACCAGTTGGGCGTACCGATTGACGCTAATCTGTATAAGGCTTACAATGAACCGCTAAAGAAGGATATCGCTTCACAAGCCTATAACATCCCTATTCCTTTGGTTGACTCGTCTTTGATCTCATTCTCCAATGCGTCCGGCGAGGTCGTGAAGGAGATGCAGAAAGTTTATCGCCGTTCCGTGACAAAACTTCGTAGTAAGTTGAGTCGGGAAATTGCGCGTGCTTTAGACCTTCCAACAGAAGTATGTGAAATTTATAACGAATTAGAAGAATCTAACTCGACAGTAAACGTTAAAACAGACCCAAATGAATAGTTTTTCCGAAGTAATCAAGAAGTTTCGTGAAATCTTTGATATCGCAGCAGATGTTAAGGACACAGAGATAAACAAATGCATTCAAGAGGCAGATAAGCTCGATATAAAGGTAGCTCTTTGCGGTGATACATTCTTTTCGGTGTCGAGTGAGCTAGGAGGTGGAAAAGGAGAGAGTGATATCCCTGTCGGAACCGATTCTGATTCTAATTATTCGTTAGATGTCGTAATAGCCGGGGAAAAATACAATATAGTTCCTCTTTATACGATCCTATGTTATTATGCGTTTGTGCGATATATGAAGATAGCGGACCAAAAAAGCACATCTACAGGACTGAAAACGCAGGTATACAACGGGTCGTTGATATTGCCAGACTATAACAAAAATAAGCGATGGGAAGAGGAACGTGGGAAAGCAGATGCTTTTATAGAGGATTTCCATATTGTATACGAGTTATTTAAGGAATCAGATAATCCAAAGGATAAACATTGTTGTGACTCTGTTAAGCCTTATCGAGTATGTTTTATAAGTTAAAAGAGTGAGGAAATGAAAAGGGAAACGAGAGACGATATTATGATTTGGTCTGCTGTGGGAATGCTCTTCGCAGGAGTGGGGGTGTCAGTTGCTGGTTTTTTAGTTGAGCCTATAGGTATCATTCATGATACTGTATTATGGTTCTTTGCGCAATGCTTGATATGGTCGGGAGCTGTTTTCGGCATCCCTGTCTATGTCAGAACTAAAATTAGTAGCATGATTGGTAATATACCCGAAAAAGAAAAAACGGAAGCGAAAAGGAGAGTAAATAATGAACTGGATCAAGGAAAGTAATCGCCCTAAACATTTGCTGTATGCTATTCCAGCAGGAGCACTATTTACTATTTTATTTGTGGCAGGATTGGCGGCAGGGATGGAGTTTAAGGACAGGGATTGGGGTGGAAAATGGGATTGGCTTGATATTGTGGCAACATTAATCGGTGGAGCTATCGGGCAACTAATTCAAGTTTTAATATTGATTTTAATTATATAGGAGGAAAGAATATGAAGAGAGAAGATATAGACTCAATCATCATTCACTGCTCGGCAACACGTGCCGGACAAGACTTGCGAGCTAAGGATATTGACCGGATGCATCGGGCACGTGGTTTTAATCAAATTGGCTATAACTTTGTAATTGATTTAGATGGTACCGTAGAAAACGGTCGGTCATTATCCATTGACGGAGCGCATTGTAATACCAAAGGATTTTCAGAGTCTTCGTATAATAAGCATAGTGTTGGCATCTGTTATATCGGAGGTCTAGACGTATCTGGAAAACCTGCAGATACACGTACTCCAGCTCAAAGGACAGCACTACGCGAATTGATCGCGAAGCTCTGTAAGGAATATCCTATAATTGAAGTACTCGGACACCGTGATACTTCGCCGGACCTGGACGGCAGCGGAGAGATAGAGCCGGCAGAATATATTAAGGCGTGCCCCTGCTTCGATGTCAGGAGTGAATTTTCTAATTTTCTTCGTAATACAGTGATCCGACCATGAAAGCGCTAATCTATATAACCATATTCCTAATGTCGGGAATATGGTTTGCTTCCTGCAAGACTTCCCGGAATATGGAAACTCAAAAGCAGGTAGACTATTCAGGGGATTTTTTGTATTTGAGAAACTTAATTGAATCGCTACGGCTGGATGTGAATAAGCAAACGAAAGTTACTACTGACAAGTTGAGTGATCTGAAGATTGAGAATAAAACAGTTTACTTGTCTGCTCCCGATTCGTCAGGAAAGCAATATCCGGTCAAAGAAAGTACTACTACTGCATCCAAGCAGGATCAGGAAAGGACTGAAGTTTATGAAACATTATCTATTACTTTGCAGCAATTCTCTAATAGATTGGATTCATTGAGTTATAAAGTCGATGCTATGTTGAATCAGAAAGAAACTGTTGTAGAGCTTTCGTGGTGGGACTTGCATAAAGATAAAATCTATATAAGTATTATAGCTTTAATCATCGTTAGTTGGCTTGTGTTTCGAATAAGAAGGAAAACACTTTAGATTGAAAAGGCTAGGGGATACTTAAAATCAAAAATATCCTTTCCCACTTTTGGATTATCCGATTTCTTTTTTAATATTTGTTGAAGAGTGTTCATATTGAATACTCATAATATTAAATTTATAAGTAATGGAAGATATGAAAGACAATGTAATGATAACTCAATGCCGTAATCGTTTTATTGATGATAGTCAACTTAGTTATTGTAGAGTTAGAGTAACTAATGAAAATATTGATAAAATAAATAAAGTAAGTATGTTCTTTAATAGAAGGAGAATAGGTACTAATCTAAGTGCTCTTATCGGTAGTGAAATATATCTTATATTAGGAGGTGGAGTTAGAGTTATCATAGATAGAGAAAATGTGAATACTAATTGGTTTGAAACTGATTGGAATATGTTACTTCATAATATAGATAAACTGTCTTATAAGAAAAACTAGGAAGTTTACTTTCTTTCCAGTGTTTAGCCAGTTTAGAAGAAAGTAAGAGGTAGCTGAATAAGCTACCTCTTTTGTTAATAATTAGATTATTCCTTTCTCTTTGGCTAGTTTTAATATAGCCTCACAAATAAACGAAGTCTTATCGTCTACCTTTTCAAGAATTGAACAGACATCCTCAGGAGCCTTAAAGCCGTAGCGTTTCGCAGTTGTTTTCTTTCGTCCTGCTCCAGCTCTTGTGCCCCCATGTTTTCCCTTTGTTATTTCATCCATAATTGTTATATTTGCAAAATCCTAATCGGTTGGGGAGGTTTCCCTCCCCTTGGATTTTAGAGTAGAATTTCGAAGTTTACTCTTACTTTCCAGATTCTAAATGAAATTGCGAGTCTCATAATGAATACCGATTAGGTTTCTCTTCTTGCTTTCTCGGTGAAGAAGATTAACCGCTGTAATCATCTCTTTGATTACATTACAAAGATAAGCATTATTTTGATAACGTACAAACGAAATCAAGAAAAAGTTTAAGAAAATATCATTTTTAACATTTAGATAATATGTAACTTATTATCTACTTTATATTCATTACAATCAAAAGCAGCACACATAAGAATAAAGCGATCTTTTACTCCTAGTTTAGTATATCGGTTTACTGCGTCACTATTCTTTGAATGTAATCCGGCTGCATACTTATCAACTTGTACTTTGTTCATTAAGTCTACATGCGTTTTACGAGCTAGTTTGCTACTTGCTACTTCATATAGGGGCTTATATTCATTTTTGCTTTTCGCTTCATCAAATACAGCAACAAGTCTATCTATTTTGCAGTATTCTAACAAAACTTTTATCTTATCATTGTATCCTCGTTCTCCTGATACATAGCGTAATATAGGGAAATTGAAATTGTATTTCTTTATAATTTTTAAAGCAAAACGCATTAAAGGAGTTTTGATTTCAATTCTTGTATCATTTTCTTTTAGAGTTTTGTGTGGTAAGTAATGAATGAAAGGAATATCTTCTTCTATTGAGATATTATCAAAGGATAGCGTTTGGAAGTCTCCAATTCGACAACCTAAACTACATTGAAGTAAGAAAGCGTCTTTAGTCTCTTGTAGGGAGCTGGGGACATCTGTATTTTGTAGTTTAATGAACTCGGCTTTAGTTAAAAATATAGGTTCATCGTATTGTTCCTTCATCATTACTGTTTTACGCTGTTTTCCAAGTTTACGGAATGGTGATACTGGTATTTCATCGTTACTTTCCAGTTCGTTGAAAAATGCCTGTAGCTTTTTTAATTTTGTTGCAACAGTATTTTGCCCTCTTGGTGAGGTTGGAATATTGCGATTATTCATGTCAACATAAAGCCCCCTATATTTATCTACCAATATATATTCATTAAACAGAAAATCACGAAATAGTATAAGTTTCTCATTATTGAAATCGGTTGGAGTGATATCACTTAAGTTGTTGATAATGAGAAAACGGTTTAATTCTCGTAATAATACATCATAATGTTTCTTTCTGCCTTCGCCAAATATTCCATCCTTATAACATTGCTCTATGTATAAGTTGAGTCGGTTATGGAGGCTTTCACTTGATTCCTTGTTAATATACTTCTCCGGATTAATATATTCATCTATATATTGATTTAGTTGTTCACTGGTTTCTATCTTGTGATCGGTGTACAAACGTAGAATTAGGTTTTTGCGTTCCGTTATGTCTTTATAAAACTCTTCTCTAGTTTTGCAATGGATTGGTATAAGTACTTTGGATTTGTATTGTTCCTTTTTCTCATCCCAAATTGAAGGTTGTACTAAAATCTCGGAAGTGTGAAATAATTGTATATTCCTACCATCGGATAAACGAAATCGTATATTAACAAAGTTATCCTTTTTGCTTGATCGAATAAATGCTTTTACTGTTGCCATATAGCTATCATTTTACGGTTGTGCAAATATACTGTTTTTGCACAACGAAAATGCTTAATTGCACAACTAAAATGCAACATAATACAACTTGCTGTTTTGTATATATCTGATAATTAATGTATTTGTATGAGATTGTATAGTGTGCATTTTTAAATATTAGACCGCACCGGGGTCACAT